GAGCACATATATCGTTAGTATAAGGGCGAACCAGTAGAACCCCTTGCTCCCCTCTTCCAATACGATATAGTTTACGAGTTTCCTCGTCTGTAAAATCAAGTCTCTTGTAATCGAGTTCATAATCAAATTCTTTCATCTTTTTTTGGATAATAAACTTCAACGTAAGAATCGCACTTAGGGCAGTGGAGATTAGTTACGAAACTATACTCCTCTGCATAAGGACAATCGTTGTCACCTCCCCAGATTAGTTCGGTGTCACAGTGCCAACATTTCATGTGTTGGGTTCTAGAGCAATGTAGTATTTGATTCCGTCACCTTTGAACAAAGCAACATTTGTCTTACTCAATACTACATCATAATCCCCAGATAAAAGTTTTAAGTTTTCAACTTTGAAACAAAAACAAAACTCATCTGTAGTAGTTCCAACTTCTACTGAATAATTATTGGAAGTATCATTCTTTTTATCTGTCACACATAACTGCATAGTTTCTCCATCCCCATACAAACAAAGATCAGGGAGTTGATATACCATAGCAGCACGTTGTAATTGCATCAGAATTTTAGATTCAAGTTTGAATTCAACATCCTCTGATGGCAAGTTGATTTCTTTTTCTGGTGCCTGAGTAATGATATCAGGATCAGCATAGAAATAACGTGTCTTTGATTTACCTTGTAGGTCACTTACTGTGACGTAGTTGGTTTCAGTAGTATCGATTTTTGGTGAGTCAAACAGAGATAACCCTCCAAGGAAAACTCCCAAATCATAGATAGAAATTTGCGAATCAAATTGTTCTTCGACTTCGGCAATAGCGAGAATATTCTTATTAATACTGAGCGTAGAAATCTTATTGCCAGGTTTAATAACAATAGACTTGTTGATTGAACAAAAGTTTTTAAGGACTTCAATGGTGGGTTTGGAAATTACTGTCATAATGAATTAGTCTTCTTGTGCTGCAAAAGTTGCTGCTGCGTAGTTTGCTTGATCTCTTGTATAAAAGTGCATGAGTAACACTCCATAGTGTAGCACCTTTAAGAGATCTTGTCTAGCACTACCTTTTCTATCGAAGCGAGAAGCGTACTTTAAAATGTTACTTCTACAAAATGCTGTAGCATCGCCACATGCATCGATTACATCAAGAGTCTGAATCTTATCACTAGCATAGTGTTGAGAGTAAGTGCTCTCGATGTAATGTCGGAGTTCCTCTAGGAACTCCTCTTCACGATACTTCATAATTAACTAAAGGATTGAACTTCGTTATTATCAGTATACTCTGAATCTTCTCCTGCGTCAACTTTTGTATAAAGATCTAGGAAAGATGATTTTGTATCATCGTCAAAACGGTTTACACAATTTGTGATTGCTGTCAACTTATCTCCAAAGATCTGATATGCTGAAACAATGTGAACCAAACGACGAGTTGTGATAACTTCATCAACACCACCATCAAAGAATGTCTTACGGATTACACCTGCCCACTTGATTAGGTTCTCTGCAAAGTCTTTGTCACATCCTTGATTGATCAAGATCTTAGTCTCGATAGTAGCAGAAGGATACTCTTGCTCAAATGTGATTGGGAATCTCTCAAGGAATGCTTCGTTGAGAATATTTGTTCCTACGAATCTACCATCATCAGATCCTTTACCTTTAGTGTTAGCAGTAGCGATAACAGTAAATCCTTGAGCAGGTTTTACATACCTACCAATTTTCTTAAGGAATACACCTTTACCTTCAAGGACAGATTGCAAACAAAGAATTTTGTTAGATGCTAGATCGATCTCATCTAGAAGTAATACAGCTCCCCTTTCCAAAGCCTCAACCACAGGTCCGTTGTGCCAAACAGTGTCGCCATTAACAAGACGAAACCCACCAATAAGATCGTCCTCGTCAGTTTCGATTGTGATGTTGACACGGATTAACTCCCTATTAGTTGCAGCACATGCCTGTTCAACTGATAGAGTCTTACCGTTTCCAGATAGACCTGTAATGAATAGAGGATAGAACTTCTTCGATGAGATAACTTTCTTTACAGAAGTGAAGTTACCAAAAGGAACATAACTCTTATCTTTATCAGGAACATAGTTTGCTTTTTTCTTAGCAGCAGGTGCTTCGTACGCACGTTCAATTTCTTGAATGGTTAGATTCCACTTGCCTATACCTGATTTATAAGACTTAAGTCTTTTACATGCAGTTGTGTAAGATAGTTTAAGTATCTTTGCTGACTCACGAATGTCTTTGCATCCGACTTCAGTTCCAACATTATCAGTTAGGTGTTGAACAAGTTGTTCAGTTGTCACAGGGTTTGGTTCAAAAGTCATAGTCTTTGTTTGTTTATACATTTATTATAGCAGGTATATCTGCTTAGTGCTACAGCAAGTGGACAGTTATTTATCCGAACACTGCTGTCACACTCATTACGGTAGAATTAGGATTTCTTGCTAATGCAACTTTTTTTGCATCATCATAATCCACAGCGATAACAGTTTCTTCAAAGATTGTTCCCGCTTTAAATAGAGTTACTTTACACTTCATGCGATTTGTTCAATGAATGCGTTGAGGAGAGTTTTGTTTGTGGTCTTAGAACCCATGTGCTTTTTGAATGCACGTTGTAGTTCTGCTTTGGTAGCAACTTCGCCTTTCTGTTTTACAGTAAGGTCTTGAGTTCCTTCGCCATTGCCCCTATCAGGCATATAGAAAGATTGAGAGAATCCAACTTCATTTTTGATAGAAGCAAATCTTTCTTTCTTCCATTGCTTGTCAAGTTCTTCTTGACGTTGTATGTCCATACCAAGCATACGAATCAATCTTGATACTTCGCCTTTACTGCAGAGTCTGATACCAATCCAGTTGTAATCAGTAACTTCTCTCATGTAACTTACGATCTCTTTTGTAGTTTCATATGGACTACCATTAAGTTTGCGTTGATAACCAGTGTCAGAATCACGAAGAATGAATACTCTGTTTCTTGCATGACACATTTGAGCAATTCTGAAATTCTCATGACGTTCCTCCATGCACATGTAAGGATTTTTTGTCCAGTATGACATTGGATTTGCTTCGCCATCAGTTAAGCATACAACATTTACTTTCTGAACATTTTCTACTTTCTTGAGATCTTTTACCAACTGACGAGTGCAGAAAACTGCTTCAGCAAGTGGAGTTCCACCAAGAGTGTATTTGGGCATAGCAGACATGCGGTATCCACCGATAGCAAATACTTGTCTGTAAATTTGTCTGAGTGAATTCTCAAGTGACTTAGCATTTTGCTTAGAAGATAGTAATTCAAGAAGTCTGAAATCATCTGCAATAGCAAGATCACCTTCTTTAGGGTCAACACCAGGATTCCACTGTTTGCTATTACCATGATCATAACCATAGTATGAACTCTGGAATGCGTAGACACGGAATGGAATACCTGCTTTACGACAGAACCATACCAAGTTGAAAACTTGCTTTACAGTATCCAAGAGTTGATACTGCATAGAACCAGACCAATCAAGATGTAGAATAAGACCATGATTCTTACCCTCAGGAACAGTTGTAACTTTCTTGAAGATGTCATCAGTTAGTTTGTATTTGTAAAGAGTATTAGTGTTGATAACACCTGTCTTTGATACTGCTGCACGTTTGTATTCATCAGCAGACTTTTTCATCTCAAACTGTTTGACAAGATAGTTTACAGATTTCTGTGCATCTTTCTTGAATTTGTTGTAATGATCATCTGCATACTGAAGACACTCTCGTTTGTATTGTTCTCTATCTTCGTCAACAGTATCGTAAAAAGAGAAGAACCCTTCAAGATCACTTTGAATTGTAGAGTGAGGAACTATAATTTTGTCAATTTCTACTTTAGGAAGACCAAGGTAAACCCACTCCTTAGCATCATCATCAACTAAGTCTTCTAGTGATTCTTGTAATGCTTTATCTGTAATACTCTCAGTTTCATCTACTTGATCAAAGTCATTGAATAGATCACTTCCATCGCCACCGATAGGTTCTGAGTAATTATTAAGACCTTCTGATAGATCCTCAAGAGGATTCTCTGAACTATCCCATGGTTGATTAGGATCAATCTCAGGTGCAGATGTTTCTTCTTCAGAATAATCTTTGTCTTTGACTTCCATTTCTGTAGAAGAATCTCCACCACTCATATTGCCATCGCCATTACCAATCTCAATCTCAGTTTCTATATCTTCTTGCTCGTTCTCTGCTTGCTTTTCTTTTGCCCAACCATATAGATCTCTAGCAAGGTCTACTACCTCTTGAAATGTTTCAGTTTTTCCAGTTCTGTCTACCCATGTTTTCTCTTCATCTGAGAAAGGAATGTTTAGATTACCTTTGAAGTAAAGATTGATGCGATCAATCAGTGATAGACTCTCATGATCCTCATGTTTGACACCAAAGAAATCTTGATCCCATAGTTCTTTGTATCCGTCAAAGAAAGACTTACGAAGACCAGGATAGGTACGCTTCATTAGTTTTTCAATACGAGCATCTTCGAGAACATTGATGAATGCTTTAGGAACACTTTTATCCCAATCATCTGCAGGAGTATAAAGTGCATGTCCTACCTCGTGACCTACAAGTAGATCGTAAACAGTGTTTGAGGCAGACTTCCAGATAGGAAGGCAAAGAACACGATTCTCAACATCGAAGTATGCAGTTGTAACCTGACGGTGCTCAACTGTGAGGTTTTCTGTTGCTAGTAGTTTAGCAAGTGTTCCTTTTACTTCTTGATTGATCATGTGTCTGTGTTTCGTATATACCTATTATAGCAGACCAATCAAGAATGTGCTAGCTATTGTGCCACTTTTTTAATTGGCACACGCTGATATGATGGCGGAACGTGATGATCGTTCCAGTGCCTTATGTTACCTGCTACGATAAAACAGTTAGTAACTACTAACTGAATAAAAATAAATGTTCGGATTAGAGCAATCCAATCCGCTTCTTTATCTGAGTTTCCAGACTTGTCTCCAAGTGCTTTTGCCCATACTCTCCAAAATTTACGAGTCGTCTGACATACGCGAGAAATCATTAATCTTTTCAAATCTAAGTGTCCTTAGGAATTTGTCTAATAAGACATCACCCTTGTGTGAGATAACAAATATGTTACTTGAAATACCCAAAGCATGAAGAATCTTCAAGAGTTCATTTGTTCCTTCTGCGTCCAAAGAACTATCGAATACTTCATCAAGTATGAGTAAATTAGTAGCAACACTATTTTTCATACGAGCAACTTCTCTCCATGTAAATAGCAATGCTAAATCAATTTTTGCTTTTTCACCTTCAGAAAAAGATGAATATGAAAATTCATCTCTAAATCTACTTTTAATTACTTCTTTAAATTCTTCATCAAGTGTGAAGTTAACAAAGAAGTCCATACTGTGCAGGTATTTATTGATTAAATTATTAAAAATAGGAACATACTTTTTAATGATTTGACTCTTAATACCAGAGTCCTTTAACAAATTACCTATGACTTTAAATTCATCAAGAGTCTGATGAATCTTTCCACAATCTTTTTGTGTTGCTTCTAATTCTTTTTGAAACTTAACTAAAGATAGTTTCTCTTCTCTAATCTTAGGAGTGTTTGTTTGTAGTTCTAATATCTCTTCATTTATTTTAAGATTCTCCATCTCCAAACGTACGATTTCTCTTTCTGAAGAGGATACTCTACTGCTAGTTTCCATAATATTTCTAGAAAGAGTTTCCATTTCCTCTACAACACTAACAGCATCAGCAATTTTATTAGTCAAACCTTTGAAATCTTTTGTAAGATTCTTACCTTTAGTTTCTAAATTACCTACCATTGATTCTTTAAAATCAAATTCAATACTCTGAGAACAGGTAGGACATTCATCATGTGATTTAAAAAACTTAAGTTGTTTAGCAGCAGACTTTAACTCTGAATTGATATCAGATTGTTCTTGACGAAGATCATTCAATATTGCTTTATGATTATCTACATTCTTTAAACCTATAGTAAGAGTTTCTACTTCTTCTTTCAGTAGATCACGTTGCTTTTCTTCTGATTGAATTTTTTCATTATTATTTTTAATTTTATTTTTCTTATCTTTCTGACGAGTTGCACTCACATCAGCAAGAGTGTTAATAATTCTTTCTTGATTGTTTACACGTTCCTCTGCGATATGAAGTAGATGATCACAATCACGTTGTTGCGACATTGCATTTCTAACACGATCTTTTAGGATCGTATTCATTTGGGAGAAGATGTTGATGTCAAGTAAATCTTCAATAACTTCTCTCCTGACAGGTGCGTTGAGTTGCATGAAGGGGACAAATGTGGATGAACCCAAGATGACGACCTGTGTAAAGGATTTAAAGTTGAGTTTGAGAACGGATTGTTCGAGATACTTCTGCGTGTCTTTGGCAGCAGCATCTTGGTCAACCATTTTATTGTTTTTGTAGACCTCGAATATATTAGGTTTCGCTCCACGAAAGACGCGATACTCATCAACACCAATAGAGAATAATACTTCAACCTTAAGACCTTTTTCATTGATACTATTTACTAACTGTCCTCTACTAATTTTTCTAAAAGGTTTATTGAATAAAACAAAACACAGTGCATCTAAGAGAGTAGATTTACCTGCACCATTTGCACCAACAATAAGAGTTGATGGAGATTCATTCAAACTAATTTCTGTCCATTGATCACCAGTGGAAAGAAAATTCTTCCACTTAATATTTTCAAAAACAATCATTTATCAAATTTGATTTTTGGTATGAGTAAGTCAGTAGGTTCTATTATAGCATAAGAATACCCATAATTACCACAATTCATGGCAACAATTTCTGCATCTACTTCCAGAATGTCAAGTTCCTGATTAAAATCATCTGCCTCTAGAAGTACGATATATCTTTCTGCATCATCTTTCTCTGCAAAAACAAGCACGTTCTTCTTACCCTGTTCGTCGCCTGACTTAGAGTTAGCATAAACACCACCAGTTTTTTTATCAGTAAGAACAAACATTATAGTTCTGATGCCTCTACATATAGTGATCGCATGACAGACTTAACATTAGGTTTACTGACTCTTAAATCTATCTCATCTATATATTTGTCCAACAACGTCATTGTGTCTTCGGTTTCTAGCACTTCACTTCCATTCTCCAGTTCCACACTAAGATCTTCAACAATCTTAAGATCTGCACAACCCATGTCTTGTATGCGTTTTACATTGTAGTCGAACTTCTGATAGTCTCCTTTATTTTCTACAATTAATTTAACGAATGATCCTCTGATTTCTGATTCGTCTGGGAGAGACACTCCAGAATTATAATACAGTTTATAAAAAACATCAAAGGGATTCCTATAAAAAGTAGTTTTAAGAGTGTCCGTATCAAAGACGTGAAAACCTCTTTTCGCTGCGTAGTCATTCCAATAAAGTTGATAAGGATTACCTAAGTATCTGATATTACCTTTAGTAGATTTCTGATGATAGTGTCCAGAGAATACTCTTTTAAATTTACTAAAGACATTGGGATCCATCCCACCTTCCATCACATGACCTGGATGAGCCTCAAAACCGTTAAGCTCCAGATGACCCATACAGACAGGGGCATCAGATTCTTGGATAACTTTGAGAAATCGTTCGCGATTGTCATCACAAATCCAAGAAAGGAGAAGAATAGGTAGACCATCAAAAGTGACAGTATCGTGGTCATCAATGATTGTGATGTTGTCGTACCCTCTGAGTAATTCATTTGGGGCATTAACTCGTAGAGTATTTTTGTAGTATATGTCATGGTTGCCAACAAGCATGGTCATGGGAATACCCATATCTCTTAATGGATCAAACCACATTTCTTTTGATTCGTTTAGAGACATAAAGTTAATGAATCTACGACGATCAAAAGTATCACCCAAACAAAGGATCTGTTTAATACCAGATGCTTTGATAAAAGGAATTACAATGTTACTATAAAACTTTTTGTAATGATTGATGAAATGCTGATTGTCATTACGAACTCCAAAGTGTTGATCTGTGATTAATAGAATCTTCATCGTTTAGAATTCATTTCGACACGGGACTTAATTTGATTATACTCTGAACTTGCGTCTCCGTCAACTGTGAATACATGATCGTATCCAGATTTTTCTATAATTTTTTCTTTAATATCCATTTGTCTTTTCTCTTTAGCAATTCTTCTTAGGAAAGCATAGTATACGATTTGAGTAAAATATGCAAAGGGGTTTCTACTCTTAGCAGGATCAAAGTTATCAATATACTGTATACAATTCTCGATACCATCACATACCATATCATCTTTATACATGTAATTAATAAAATTTGGTCTGTATGATAGATGAGTAGCAATCTTTAAAAAGCAACCACCAATATAATTATTAACACGAGGTTTTGGTAGACCCTTTTCTTTTGCATGGTCTACTTTCTCTTTATACTTGATAATAGCAGCAAGAAACTCTTGATTATCTACATAATGCTGTCGCTTTTTTGGGGAAGATTTCTTCATACAAATTTTGCTTTGTTTTAATTATAACAACACTTGACAAACCTGTCAAGGACAAGTATACTAACACTGTAAGGGTTCAGAGGAAATATAACTTACTTCTTGTATAACTTTTCTAGCAAGGCACGGATGTCTTTTGTGTTTCCTAGATATCCTTCGGCAATCGAGGGCGGAACTTGACGTTCTTTCATTTGCTTTCCATGTGCATCTTCGCCGATGATGTATGCATCGTACATGAGTTTGACAGGTTTACTCATTGTTGCCATGGTCATGATATCCTTCTCTCTTAAAATAAAAAATTCTTCGTCAGACATTGGAATCCATTTACTGAAACCCATACCTCTTAATATTTTTTGCTCGCCGACGTCCTTAGTGATTGGCAATACGCTAACAGGATCAGACATGAAAATTAAACTCTCTCCACGATCTTCTGTCATAACTGCCTTAGCAAGGATTTCCTCCCCACTAACCAGTTTGAATATACCGTGAAATTCTTCGTCGTGTTTTGCGTAGTTAATCATAAGCTTTTACTTTTACATCTATGATCTCATACTGAAATTTCTCTTCATTATAAATCTTGACTCTCTCCATCAGGTGATTCAACGTGTAGTTATTGCCCCTGTCTGTTGAGATATCATCAGCAATATCATATAAAGTGGCTTTTGATTTATTGTCTCCTTTCCGCAATACTCGTCCAATAGACTGTAAATTACGAATCCGAGATTTAGAAGGAGAAGCGAAAATAACATTATGTAAGTTTTTAATATTGATGCCAGTAGAGAACGTACCATACGATGCAATAATGATTGCATTGTCTGATGCCTCTGTTAGCATGCGAATTTCTTCGCGATCATCGACATCTACACCCCCATGAACAAAGAACACGGGTCTGTCTGTGTAACTATTTATCAATTTGTAAAGAGGTTCACCATGTCGTTCTACATAATTGAAAAGCACAAGGGTATTTCCTTTGAGATCACACGCAAGATTACGGATAAATTTATTTCTTCCTTCGTGTTCAACTAGATAATCAATTTCATCTTGATATCCTTCAAATAGTTTTTCTTCATGTTTTAAAAGAACTACCTTGACTTTTAATTTAGCAATGTGCCCTGCCTTCATCAATTGATTAGTTCTAGTAACTTGAGAACATCTACCAAACAAACCTTCTAATACAAGTTGATTGACATTGGCACCGTCTAGTGTTCCTGTAAAACCAATACGGTATTTACAATCATGCAACTTACCCATCAATGTACTTAGAGATTTTGCTTTGAACTGATGTGCTTCATCACCAATCACGCAGTCAAATCTATCAAACCATTTCTTTGGTTCTTTATATACTGACTGCCAAGTGGTGATTATCACACTGTGATCTGTATATTTGTCTTGCCCTGCATATATCTTATGGCAATCTTTCTTTGCCATCCAACCATATGTTTCAAAGTCCTTATACATTTGTTCGACAAGAGAGGTAGTGGGGACTACAATTAAAACATTACGACCAACGTTTAAATGAAATCTAACCAATGCATAAATCATCAAAGATTTTCCTGACGCTGTGGGGGACAGCAACAGTCGTCTGTTGTATTTTAGTGCTTCGTAAATTGCCTTATACTGATAATCCCTTACCTGTAGAGTCGGGGGCAGACGCAGTGATTTTACAAACCCTACAACCGACTTGGGAGTGATAAGTTCATTCTCTGTGATAGGATGACCAAAGTATTCATCATCTTCTATTTGATATTCATATCCCTTTTCTTTCGCCCAGTCTGTTAAGTAATCTACAAGACCACAATATATCTCTCCTGTTGCAGGAGAAAACAATCTAATCTTACCATCCCATCCTCTATACCTTCTAGTCTTCTGCATGAATTTTGCAGACTCTACCTCGAAGGTAAAGAAATCTGCTAACTCATAATTAATGTGAGGTTGTGCTTCAACCTTAAGATAGACTTCATTCTTTTTACGAATAAGGAGGTCCATAAAACCATGCTACTAAAGATTCACGAGTTCCAGATGTGATAGGACGTACCCTGTGCCATCGATCACTTTGGAAAAAGATAGCAGATCCTGCATTTAACTTGAAAGTTTTATATCTGGGATCTGTCTCTGGTTTATATATCTCCAAATCAAACTCGCCTCCTTCGTAATCTTCATTTAGAAAGAGTGTCATACTAACCTTTCTTACTAATCCCTTTACTGGTTGAGGGTGTTGATCTATGTGCCAATCATAAAAATCTCCTTCACCATATCTACCATACTGAACTGCTTCGACACCTGTAATCTTTAGATTCCAACGAGCATCTTCATTTATTTTCTTAATCATACGAAGAAGCATGGACAGGAGTTCTCTATCTCCTAACCATGCTATCTCTGAACTTCTATTTGATTGGACTCCGCTACGAATTTGTCCTCTAGTCCAATTATGTCTATACGAAATTACCTTGTTGACTATATCCTGTGCCTTTGTATTGAAGATAACTTCTTTGTAGGGCAATCCGTAATTCATTAAAAACCATTCTTAAATTTTTCCCATTCAATTGCATTCTTAATTTGAAAATTACGATTGTTTATCATTCGTAAGATACTATCAAGATACAATAGAACTTGTTCTATGTAGTCTATCTTAAATTGTAGTTTGCAGATAGCATCATCTGCTTCAATAAACATATTGATCTCTTCTTTTGTAGTGAGTTTAAAATCAAATGGTGTTTCTTTGTATACTGAAGAGGGTGCTTTACCTTTATAGTATAACCATTTTTCTTTTATTAGACGTTTCATTTCTAACTCCCTTTCTTTTTTCATAAGAGAGAAAGTATTGTGATACTCCATATATTTCATATGAAGTTGTGGAATTTTTGTAGATTCTTCGCAGTATAAATCTCCGTCAATTACACTATCCTTTTTCCACATCTCTTGAAATTGTTCAAGATTCATATTCCCTGATCTTTTGTGTTTTCAAAGAACTCTTGCAAAGATGATTGGAGTTGACCTTTGTTTTCGCTAGGATGATCCTCCTTGATCCCCTTCATCTTCTTGTAGTCGTTGTGCATCGCTTGGAGCAACCATGCCTGTGCTAGTTGATGAGGTCCTTCTTTCAACAATTGGATTTGTAATTTCGAGAGACCAGCCTTCATCTCCAAATACTCCAGTCTCCACGATGTTGTGTCTTGTTTGTTGCTC